TTGGGCGCTCAAACTCATGGCAACAACTATCGCTATGAAGGGCCGCCACAGGTTGCACAAGTGGCTTTAGGCCGTAGCACTGTTACAGTGAATCTGATTGGCGTGCTCTGATGGCTTTTTTCACTGGCGCTACCGGCAAGCTGTTTTTAAATAACACGACTAACAATAGTGACCCTGGTATTGAGATCGCCATGGTACAGAACTGGAGCTTTAGTACGTCTGTATCTTTAGCTAGCATAAAAACACTGGGCCAAACAGATGATGTCTTTACTCCTGTAGGAAGGTCAACGACTGGCGGTTGTCGTATTCTATATTATCAACAGACTCCAGGCGTAAAAAGTTCCAACGACAGCGCAAGCACTTTTTTAAATAAGGTAATTAAGCCAAGAAATAGCGCACCAGACATAAGAACTGGTGCATCTCTTGATCAAAACGATCCTGATGTTCCAGCAAAAACATTTCGTATTAGGTTGAATATTGACGATGGAACTACCAGGGGTAAGTATATTGATATGAGAATTTACATAACAAGCGTTTCAATGTCGATGTCTGTTGGAGAGGTGCTAGCAGCGGATATTCAGTTCCAGTGCCAAGGCGCTCCAGTCGCAGTTGACATCTAATGAGCATTTACCTCGGGACCTTTGGCAACGTTGAGCTGAAGCGCCAGTTCAATGATTCCCAAATTGATGGAACGGTGACTGTCAGTGATGTAGATGTAAATCGAAAACGTTTCAGCTTTGATTTTGATCCAGGTTTGTTAGTGACAGGCGATCAAGTCAGGATAAGCAATAAGGAAGATAGCCCATTGTCTTTTATTAGCGGTTACTCAGGAAGAGCAGTAAGAAAATTTATCAATGTAGACGAGCTGAACGGAATACGTCTTTATAATTCTTTTGCTGATGCAATAAATGGCGGAACGACAAATGCAACAACACTTGCAACGCCTAGTGCGTCAATAGAAATTAAAGTAATTATTCAGTCATCTACGTTTAGAATTTTGTCTCAGGTCAGAAGTTACGAGCTAAATACTCAGCGCGAAACAGTAGACACAACTTCTTTGTCTGATAATTTCCGTTCACAAATAAGTGGCTTGATGTCTGGCTCTGGGCGGGTTACGTGTTTTTGGGAGTACACAGGTGATACCGAAAAAGAGCTGCCTCAATACCTGTTGCAGTTGTTGTTACGCACCAAAGTTGGGAGCCGATTCGCGGGACAATTCTATATTAAAACTAGAGGAGAAACTCCCACTAATGACCCTCTTGCTGCTAATCATTCCATTTGGCATGAAGTTGAAGGGTTTTTGACGTCTTGCGCTGTTCAGTTCGTTGCTGATCAAGCTGTTGAAATTACGGCAGATTTTGTTACTACAGGTCCTATTGAGCTAAAAGTACAACTGGAGCCCGGTTCACCCAATATTCTGCAAGAGAACAGCGATGGCATAGTCTTAGATCAGGACAGCTCAGCTAAGCTGGTTACTGAAAGTTCTGGACTGTAGCCCTGGAGGCTAAACGCCCATGTCTGATCTAAAAATTAGCCAACTGCCTGCGCTAAGCGGTTCTGACTTGGCGTCAGCTGACCAGTTGGCTATTGTCGATCTATCGGCTAGTCAGACGGCAAGGCTTACAGTTAGCGATTTGATTGCCAACGGCGTCACGCTAATTAGCGACAGTACAATTCCTGGTTCTAAGATTTTATTTGATGCAGGGGCTATTGCTACAGCATCTCTTGCCGATGCTGCTGTTACAACAGCAAAAATCGGTGCTGATCAAGTAACGGCAGCAAAAATTGCCGACAACACAGTCGTCAATCTTGTTTCAACACTGCCTACCTCTGGTGATTATGCAGGTCAGCTAGCTTTAGATACTGACGACAATTCTCTATATGTTTGGAGCGGTACTGCATGGCTAAACACTAAAGCGTCAGGCTCTGTCAATGCTTTTACTGACACGACGTCAGGCATTATTAATATCACCACGGTTGTAAGCAGTGGAACGGCAACAGTCACAGCTTCAATTGATAACACTGCTTCTGCAGCACAGTTTTTAGCTGGACCTGTGGGGTCTGCTGGAACGGTTGGTTATCGCACGATTGATGGTGGTGACTTGCCTACAGCCAGTACCACCTCAAAAGGCGGCGTTATTGTCAATGGCGGTGGACTTACTTTAAGCACTGACACAATTCAAATTGACAACAGTGTCACTACAAGTAGCACTAAACATCTTGTTACTTATGATGCCAATGGTTTAATTACTGGCGGCAGTGTAATTTCGTCATCAGATCTTCCCGTAGCGACAAGTTCTGCTAAGGGTGCTGTTATCGTTAGCAACGGTCTTGCTGTTGATGCAAGCGGCAATCTATCGATAGACAACACGGTAACCAGCGGAACATATACCAAAGTTACAGTTACGTCCAAGGGTGTTGTTTCTTCTGGTGACGTTTTAACTGCAGCGGATATTCCTGATCATTCTGCTGCAAAGTTAATTTCTGGAACGATTGGATCGTCCCTGATCGCCAATGATGCTATCACTGCCGAAAAGTTAGCTAATGAATCAACAGTAAAATTTGGCGGTGCTTTAGGCAGCGACAACGTAACTATTTTCCCTGCCGGAGACTTTAAAGGGCAGCTATTCTGGGATGAAACCAGCCTAGATTTATATCTTTATTCGGGATCAGCTTTTGTTCCAATTACAGTTTTATCTGGCAACCTTGTAAACGCTGGAACGTATAACGCAAATACCAATTTAGTCAGCAGCGTAACAACTGCTGGATCATCAGCAGGTTTCGTTGCAGGGTCTGCTTTGCCTGCTCCAGCTGGAGCAAATTTAAACCACTATTTGGTTGTGGACACCAGTGGCACAGGCTCTGGAGCAGCGCCTACAGTAGCACTTGCGCCTCCCGACATGCTTTTGAGCCAAGGGGTTGGAGCTGAATATGCGTTGATCGATGTATCAAATGCTATTGCAGGCCAATCAGCTAGCAATATTTCATTCATTGCGAGTGGAACAATCACTGCAACGGATGTGCAAGCAGCATTGCAAGAAGTTGATACAGAAAAGCTAGCGATAGCTGGCGGCACAATGACTGGTGACTTAAACCTTGGAGTTAGCACCAATGTGGTGTTTGAAGGTTCATCAGCTGATGACTATGAGACAACTTTAACGGTCACTAATCCTACAGCTGACCGCACCATTACATTCCCAAATGTTACTGGAACGGTAGTAACAACTGGTGATACTGGCAGTGTCACTAGCACGATGATTGTTGATGGAGCAATCGTCAACGCCGATATTAACGCTAGTGCAGAGATTGCAGTTAGCAAGCTTGCAAACGGCACTGCGCGTCAACTATTGCAGACCGACAGTGGTGGATCAGGCGTTGAATTTACGAGCAACGTTGATGTTCCTGGAACGCTAGATGTAACAAATGGGGCAACGTTTGATTCAACAGTTGCTGTTACTGGGTTGCTTAGTGCTAATGGCAAGTTGGCGTATCCAGCTGGAACAGCTGCTGCAGTCAGTTTGTATTCAGGGTCTGATACGGATACTGGTATTTATTCGCCAGGGTCTAATCAGTTTGGAATTTCGACAGCTGGAACGTCAAGAGTTGTTGTTAACGCAACCGGAAACGTCGGCATCGGGGCGACTAATCCTTTGGCAATTCTCCATTTAAAATCCGCTGTTACTAACGGTGGAACTATTGCGATGATTGATGACAGTGGCTCTGGAAACACAGGGCGACTGCAAATCATGACCACAGGTGGGTCAGGTTCTGATGAAATTCGGCTTGCTGGAGTAAATAGGAGTCTTGCACTAGGCACTGCAACTTCTAGCCATTTAAGCATCGTAGGTGGTACTGGCAACGTCGGCATCGGCACGACTACTCCTTCAACAGAGTTGGAAGTCAACGGTACGATTCTTTCAACACCTGTTGCATATGGCAACAATCAAGACCAACCTTATTTAATTGCTGGAACATCTGGATGGACAGGAGCTACAACGAATTGGAACACTTTTGGTTTCCAACATCGTATTAAGAGTGATAGCGGCGGCACTCCACGGATCACAATTGATACTAGCGGTGGCGAAGCATTCTGTGTACGTGACAACGGCGACGTCGGCATTGGCACGACTAGTCCTACTCAGAAGTTGGATGTTAATGGCACTATTGAAGCGAATGATTTGACCATTAATGGTTCTAGTTTCCGTAATATTCCTAAAAATAGCAAAACAGCCGCTTACACTTTATTGGTTTCTGATCTTGGTAAAGTTGTTTGCATTACAACAGGGGGTGTTACAATACCTTCAGGAGTGTTTTCGTCTGGTGATGCCGTGACTATTTACAATGACAGCGGCTCAAACCAAACAATAACGCAAGGATCAAGCGTTACTTTACGCATTGCTGGAGCTTCAACTGCAGGAAACAAAACGCTTGCTGGATACGGGCTTTGTACAGTTTTGTGCGTTGCGTCTAATGTATTTGTTGTCGGTGGAGCGGGGCTAAGCTGATGTCAATTTTACAACTTTTATTCGTTACAAGTTCAGTAGCTGACACAGGGTTTGAGGGCATAAACTTTAGTGCTGCTGGTGATTCATTCACTCTTGCAGATGGAAGCAGTAGCACTCGTAATGCTTTCTGCTTAGGTCGTGAAACAGATTATAGTTACACATCACCAAATGTTATATGGGCTTCTGTTGCTCTAAAGACATTTGCAAAATTTGAATTGCAAAGCGGTACTTTTACAAAAGTTGGCAGCGATATTGATACTGGTTTCGGCGGCAATTTGATAGACATGACTGACACTGGAACACATATTATTCTTATCAGCACCTCAGGAGAAGTAAATCGCTACAACAAAAGCACTGGTAGTCTAGAAACTGAAGTAGACACAGGTAGTGAAACCAGAAGAGGAGTGGCCTGGAAAAGTCCTTTCTTTTATACCGGATTTCAAACTCCAAGCGGTTCGCGAGATGCTATTCAAGTCTTTTCCGATCAATCAAGTAGCACTGAGTATCAGGACATAGTTAATAACAAAAACGTAAGTCGCAAAGGCTTAGCGTACGACCCTGAAGATGATTTATTCTATCAGTGCCATGAAGATGGTGGTGGTACTATATTTTCAACAACTAACTCAAGCAGCAATACTAACAGCGTAAGCTTTACTAATGAAGGCACATTGCCATCGTGGACTGATAGAGGAAGTCTTTTTAGTTATGACATTTTAAAAAATAGCAATGGCAGGTTTATTATTGGCAAAGTATTTAACAGTGGGCAGATCTGGTGTTTATATCAACTCGCAAGCAGTGGAGGCGGTGGTAGCAGCAGTGCAGGACATCAAATCTTCACGTCAACAGGCTCAAGTTCGTTCACAGTTCCTTCGGGAGTCACAAGCATTTGTGTTGTAGGCGTAGGTGGTGGTGGTGGTGGATGTGGTGCTGGAGGAAGCACTGGCCAAGATTCAGGTTCTGCAGGAGGTGGAGGAGGATTGGCTTACACAAATAATATTTCTGTAACTGCTGGTGAAGTATTAACAGTAACTGTAGGAACTGGTGGTGATGGTGGAAGCACTGCCAATAATTCCAATCGTGATGGAGATGATGGAGGCGATACTACTATTACCAGATCAGATGGAACTGTTCTATGCAGAGCCAAGGGAGGTAATGGTGGAGCTAGAGCATCTGCGGGTGGATCTGGCGGTTTACTAAGTCAGGGTGTTCGTGATGGTGGAGGCAATGGTGGTGATGGTGGAGATGCCGCAACCGGAAATCTTTCAGCCGGAGGTGGAGGTGCTGGAGGATATTCAGGTTCAGGCGGAAATGGATCATCGGGAAGTGGTGTAGGCAGTAATGGTTCTGGAGGCGGAGCTGGAGGCGGTGGAAGAGCCTCGAACAGTATCGGTGGAAATGGCGGTGGTGTTGGTTTATTAGGTTCAGGCAGTAATGGTGCTGGAGGGTCTGATTCAACAACTAATACCAAGCACGGATATGGAGGAAGTGGTGGCACAAGATCAACCTCTTTGACTGCAGGTCTTTATGGAGGAGGCGGTGGCTCTGTAGATGACCGTATTACTTCTGTTGGAGGTGCAGGAGGTCAAGGAGCCCTAAGAATTCTTTGGGGTTCTGGAAGGTCGTTCCCCAGTACAAACGTTTCAAGCGAAACAGGTTGATTCGACTTTTCCTCTACACTAATCTTGCATTCGTTTAACCATGGCAAACACTTATACCTGGAAAGTCGGTCAATGTGATCGCACTTTGTCTGATGGCATGATTAACACGCTCCATTACACAGTGAATGCCACTGATGAAGATGGTGTTTATTCCGTTGGAGCGTATGGTTCTGTCGGCCTTAAAGCAGCAGATTCTGAAACTTTTGTTGCTTATGACGCCGTGACCGAAGCGCAAGCAATCACTTGGGCTCAAGCTGCTATCGGTGGAGCGGACAAGGTTGCTGAAATTCATGCAGCATTGGATGCACAGCTTGTCGAAAAGAAAACTCCAACCAAAGGTGCAGGAACTCCCTGGAGCGCATGATGCAACGACCTGATCCAATGATTCCTTGCAAGCCTGGTGCGGAGGATGTGCAAAGCATGTCTAACCGCACGTTATGGCTAGACGAGTTGTATTTCTTGGATGGCCGTGACCAAGCAGATCACCCACAACGTGGTTTGTTTACAGGGCTAGCTGAGAAGTATCAAAACCTTGCTTCAACAGACGGTTATTAATGGCCTGCCAACACAGTGACACACTCTCATAACTGGCACAGTGACAGTTCAAGTAACCTGTCAACGGAAAACGTTAAAACCCTTCCTAATGATCAAGTCTTTGATTGTGAGTGGTGCCGTCGTTACGGCAGCTGCGCTGGCATCTCCTGTTGTCGCTGGTGAAGTGTATGTAAGTCCTGAGTACAACGCAGGTTTTTCAGGCGCTGAGTTTGTTGGTAGTTCACTAGAGCTGCACGCTGGATTCCAAGAAGGCCCTTTCTACATCCAGGCTGGACCTGCTTTGTCTAACGATGGATCGGATTCTGAATGGGGTTTTTCCGGCAAAACTGGCGTTTCTGCTGCTGTAAGCGACAGCCTCAACCTTTACACCGAGGTTGGCTATGCAAAGTTTGAAGACGTTGATGCTTCTTATGGCCTGAAGCTTGGTGGCAAATACGCTTTCTGAGCTAACATCTAGTTGTGGAATGTTGTCCTCTCCTGGTCTCACACAGCAGGAGGGGTTTTTTTTATGGTAAAAACTCTGACGATCTTTTTGCTAAGCCTCTTGTGCTTCATCGAGTATTACCACCTAAACCATCACAGCCATTGCACTAGTTGCGAAGTTTGCAGGTGACTAGCATGGTTGAGGCCACTGCTTAAGTCAGGTGCAAAAACTTTTCAACGTTTTATCCGTCGCGTCCTTTGTGATGAGCGGAGCAATGGTTGCTGGAACGGTGACGCTTTACACGCGCATCCCGTCACTTACCAAGTACTACATGAGTGAGCTAAAGCTTGAGCTGACTGAGCTGGTGATGAACATGGTGCCTAAGCAGATTGAAGAGGCCATGCCAGAGTTGCCTACCAAGACTGGTTTGCCAATTAAGTTTCCATGAGTGATCAAGTTAACTCACCGCTCCACTACAAACAAGGTCGCATTGAAGCGATCGAGATTATCGAGGATGTGGTTGCTGGAGCGCCTGAGCCTGTGATGGGTTATCTAGTAGGTCAAGCACTGAAGTATTTATTACGTGCTTGGCATAAAAATGCTACTGGTCAAGATCTGCAAAAAGCAGTGTGGTACTTGAACCGTGCCATCGCAAGACTCAATCCCTAAGTGACCATTCTGGTATTGGCAGTTGGATCGTTGTCGGCCTCTGGAGCGGTAGCTTCTGGTTTTGGCTCAAACGATAGAAGCCATTCGCGTAACGCATCGCCTGTTGGTGTTTTTGGCGGCCATTTGACAAATTTCAGCAGTGCTTTGCGATCAGTGAATAGTCTTGA